ATGCTTATAAAGATATACGACAAAACAGGTATCCTGAAGGCGGAGCTGTCCCCTGAAAACTCATCGACACAGGTCAAGGAGATACAGGGGGATAATGTGCTGTCCCTGTCCTTCACATTGCCCCGGCATATAGCTCTTGATGTCGATGATTACGCGGACTTCATGTGGGAGCGATATTGGCTGACAAAGCAGTACCGTCCCAAGCAGAAAAGCACCGGCGAATGGATCTACAACCTGAAAATGTACGGTGTCGAGAGCCTTATAAAGAATTTCCTTGTGATAAAGAGCGTGGACGGTGATAACGAGCCGGTGTTTACGCTTACCGCATCCCCGAGGGAGCATCTTGCGTTGATTGTAAAATGCATCAATGACGGTTTCGGCACGAACGACTGGAAAGTGGGCATAGTCGAAGGCGTTGACAACATCGTTATAGACTACCGGGGCAAATATTGTGACGAGGCGCTGCGTGAGCTCGCCGAGAAGGTCGGTGTGGAATACTGGGGAGAGGGAACCACCGTTAATTTGTGTCGTTGCGAACATGGGGAACCTTTGACACTCGGATATGACAAAGGTCTGACTTCCCTTGATTGCGGCGATGCTGATAATGTAAAATTCTACACAAGGCTGTTTCCGGTCGGAAGCAGCAAAAACATAGACCAGACAAAATACGGTTCGTCCCGGCTTCGCCTTCCCGGCGGTCAACGCTATGTGGAAGTCAATGCCGATAAATACAGCAGGGTGGACCATTATGAGGAAGCGGCATTCTCCGGAATATATCCTCATTATACGGGTACTGTCAGCAGCGTCAGGAGTGAGGAACTTACCGGCGAGGACGGCAATAAATTCACGGTTTATTATTTCAAGGACAATAACCTGCCGTTTGATCCGAACCAATATGAGATAGGCGGTCTTGTAAAGCGTGTGTCGTTTCAAGAGGGCAGCGAGCTTGCCGGTCTTGGCAACGAGGATAACGGCACATATTATTTCGAGGTCAATTTTGACAGCGCTACCCGTGAGTTTGAAATCATCACCATCTGGCCATACGATGACGGTACACAGTTGCCGGGCACGACGCTGGTGCCTAAGCCCGGTGACAGGTACATTCCTTGGAACATCAGGATGCCCGATGAATATTACAGGCGTGCTGAAGCCGAACTGCTGGACGCCGTAAACAAATATAATGCCGACCACGCCCTTGACGTAGCGGTGTATAAGGCCCCGACAGATCACGTATGGATTGAGCAGAACAATATCGTTCTGACGGTAGGTCGGCGTGTGCGCCTTGAGAGCGAGAAATATTTTCCCGGTCCCGGTTATCGAGACAGCCGCATTACAAAAATAACCCGTAAGGTCAATCTGCCTTCGCAGATGGATCTTGAGATCAGTGACGCATTGAGCCGTCGCACCCTCGATAAGGTGCGGGATAATATAACCGGCATCAAGAACTATGTCGAGAGCGGAAAAGCGGGGTTGCCGGATATCATAGGCACCGGTGACAATACACCGTTCACTGATACAAACATATTGAGCGCGCTGCGCACGATCAAGGAGATTGCCAAGCGTGCGCTCTCCCGGCTTCATGACGACGAGGCGGCGGGGCTGATCAAGTTCCTTGCCGGGCTGGAGGTCGGCACTTACAAAGAGGGGCTGAGCGGAGCTAAGATCGATGCTGACGGCAACGCCATATTCGGTGAACTGCTCACCCGGCTCAAGGCTACGCTTGCGCAGCTGCAGGTCAACGGCGCATCCGAGTTCCGGGGTCAACTATCGAGCGAGGATTTCATCTCCGGCTTCATCGGCGGCAAAGGGTGGTCCATATTCAAACGTGAGGTTCTGAACGCCCTCGGCATACCGGAAACGAAATATACCGCCGAGTTCGACGACATAGTGATACGCGGCACCCTCCGTGTTTTCACCATGGTGATATCCCAGTTGCTGGGCGAGAATGACAACCGCATCTTCACAGGTATGATGGAGGTTGACCATTACGACCCGGCGACAGGCAGGGTCTATCTCCAGACTCATGACGGCAAATTCTACAATCCATTCCGCAAGGATGACTACATAATGGTGCAGCAGTATAACGGTATGCCCTCTGGCGAGAACGACCATTATATCACCAAGCACTATGAGCTTATCATCACCGATGCAGGCTGCGGCGACCAGAGCGACGGCGAGGACCGTCTCGACTGGGTGGAGTTAAAAAACTTCGTGTCGGCAGACGGCAGGGCTGCCGCCGATGTCATATCCAAGGGCGACACGTTCACGAGGGTTGACAACGCCACCGATGCCGACCGCAAGGGTCTGATCCAAATAATCACGGTCGGCACCGCCACGCCTTACATGGATATTGTCTATGGAATGAAAACCGATCCGGACAATTACCTGAAGGGAAGGCTCGGCAATCTTCAAGGCATACACCATCACCTTTTCGGGTGGCTCGACGGCTTCGGCGAGCTGCTGACCAACCTATATGCCGTCGGGGATTTTAGGCTGCGGCGCACGGGCGAGAGCATTGATGCCAAGATAGAGATGCTCAAGGCGATGTTCGCCACCCGGTACAGCAACCTCCGTTATGAGCTTACCGAGGATGACAACTACCTGCGCAACGCCACCTTCGACGAGACCATGGACGGATGGACCGTTCAGGACGACGGCAAGGTGATAACCTCCAACGGCAAAGCGTTGCTGATGAACGGCAACACCTATATCGCCGACGGCAGGATAGCCGGTATCGAGCAACTTGACGGTCGCAACGTGCTGCATATAAAAAAGAGCATGATCCGTCAGGCAAACGCATTGATCCGGAAGCCCGGCACCCATAAGGAATATGTGCCTCCCGCGCACAATGACATGACCGACCAATGGGTCGATGTCAAAGATACGCTTTATATGAGCATCCGCTTCTTTGCCAAAAGCGACGGTACCCTGACTATCGGAATGAGCGGAGCTACATCGGAGCCCGGTTCCCTCCCGGTTCCGGCAACTGTGGCTGTCACCTCCTCGATGGAGTGGCAGGATCTTCAATGGCAGGGCACATGGGACGGCAAAGGGGATTTCGTGCTTCAGTACACCGGCGACATGTATGTGTCGATATTATCCGTCACAGACAAGCCCCTCGATGACTTCAAAAAAGAGGTCTCGACGCAGATTATTCAGACAGCCGGTAATATCAGGCTGCTTGGCACCAATATCAACAATCTGAAGGGCACGGTCACCAATCTCGGCATTGAGCTTGACGCGGCCGAGGAGCAGATAAGAATATACGCCGACAAATACGACAAGCTCAACGGCACCGTCACACAGATCGGCATAGACCTTGACGCGGCCGAGGCGACCCTGTCGCTCCATGCAAATTACATTGACAACATTAACGACAACATCACACGGCTCGGTGTCAGGCTAAATGCGGCCGAAGGAAGCATAACAAACTATGCTACGCGGATAAGCGCCAACGAGACCGCCATCTCGGCGCTCCGTGTCAAGACCGACTCCATAAGCTCGACAGTGGCGGGTGTTCAGGGTGACCTCGACACAGCCAAGGCGAGGATCGAGGCGGTCGCGGCCATTGCCAACAGCGCCGGTGACGCAAAAGTATATAATCAGGCAAGCAATCCATGGAATTCATGGCCCAGCGGTCAGGAACATAAATATGTGGGTGCCACGTGGCACAACACCTCTGACGGACACACCTACCGTTATATCGGTTACGACAACTCCAACACGTGGGAGGATATAACCAACCAGCAGGACAGCGTGAGCTATATCCTGCAAAACAAGGACAAAATCAGCACGGTGGTCGGCAGCTTCGACAGCGCCGGCAATCTGACCAACACGAGCGGTCTTGTGACCACCGCCTACGCCAGTCAGATCTACGCCACCAAAACGACTGTGGATGCCCTGAGCGGACGCGTCAGCACCGCCGAGGCGAGCATCAACGTGCATTCCACCCAGATAGCCATGCGGGTAGAGAAGGACGGCATAATCTCGGCAATAAACCAGAGTGCGGAGTCCGTTACCATCCAAGCGTCTAAAATCAACTTCAACGGCATGGTGACGATGAACAACTCTTTCCGTGTTGAGACAAACGGCACCACCCACATCGGAGGATTTGTCGTGTCCCGCAGCGGTCTGACCAACGGCCCCGATTTCAGCAACGACGCCTACATAATCTTCCGTAACGACGCCCACGGATGTTTCGCCGGGATAGGCGGCAACGTGCTTCCTGCGACCTCCGGAGCGAGAGGTGTTGCACGGTTTGAGAACTACGATGATTCTGACTGGTGGGGATTGGGTCACAACTACGCCCTTCTTGTCGGTGCCCGTGGAGCTGCGGACAACAGCGCCATAGCCATAAGCGGTGGCTACGTTTCCGGCCTCGCACTGAAAACTCAGGTCATAGGCCACGACAGTATCACACAGACGACCGTTCCGACGACAAAGAGCGTCACCATAGCCCGAGATGTCAACAGCGTGTATGTCTCAACCCATTTCAACTGGCGCGCCAACAGCAGCAAATCCTACGAGTCCAAGACCCGCGAAATAAGACTGACCCTTCCGGACATGCAGCCCTACGATAACGGGCACGTCCTGTTTATCAAACGTGGTTCCAACAACGGCAACTATGTGCGGGTGATACCGGGCTGGAGTTACCGCCGTGAGTATAATTCCTCCACGATGAAATGGGAGACCAAAAGCGGACGCAGCTATATAATCTATGATAACGAAAGTTACGCGACCTATTCCAGCCCGTTGACTATCGAGAGTTGCGGCGATGCCATGTGCTTTATTTACCATCGGGAATTGCAGGTGACTATAAGCAATGTGACCTATTACGGCGCATGGGTTCAGCACAAGTTCCCGAGGGAATGGTAA